TGGTTTTATAGAATAATCACCAGATTCATCATATGTTCTTTGAGCAAAATAATCTCTTATATGATTATAAACTGTTTTATCTTGTAACTTTTTAATTTCTCCTTTACGTACTCTAAGTAATTCTACAAAATTAGTATCATTACTATAGTCTAATAAATCCTTTTTAGTTAATTTTACACTTATTTTAAATCTGTCAGCACCTGGAGCAGCATAATTTGTAAATCCTTTTGCATTATCATTTAATGAAGGATCATCAGCAGCAGTAATTATTTCTTCACTAATATCAAAACCGACTCTATATGATGGTTTAGTTGAAAATGGTTCTAAAATTACTAAAGATTTAGATACATCTACAAAAGTTCCTCTAAGATAATATACTCCACGATCTACACCAACAGCAGTTCCTGTTCTACAAGCAGTATCAGAAATTAAAGTTAATATTGTAGATCCTGCTGTAAGAGTTGTGTTACCATAAGTAACATTTTCTTCTAAAATTATTATTTCATCATCTGGAAATGCCTGACTAACATTATTTTTATCTGCTTCAACATACTTTACAAATATAACAATATCATCAACACCTTCAGTTGGTGGAAGTATATAATTAATAATACGAGCAGTTATTTCTGAATTTTGACCTTTTATTTTTGTTCCTAATCCATCATTATTGTTAATTAATGCATCAAGATATATGCTGACATCTATTCCTAAATGATCTGCATTTACTTTACATGAAAAATATGTACTATCATAGGTAATTCCTCCAGGAACAACCATAGATCCATCTTTAAAAATATGACTACCGAAAGATTCTATCTGATTCTGTAATATTGATTGGAGACCAGATAATTCTCTTGCTTGAACTGGAAATCCAGGCTTAAACAATGCCCTGTAATAATTTTTCGCCTTATCAAAATCATCATAATAAGGGCTTATATTTAAATTAGTCTTTTGTGGCATTTTCTTTTAGAATTCCAGAATGATTTTAACGTCTTCTTTTTGTCTAGGGTTTCTAGCAATTAAAGGTCGATTATCTAGGTAAATTAAATCACCTGATCCTTTATTTATCTCTGATTTTGATAGTCCTTGATTAAAGGTAGTACCTAAATTAACCACCTTAGTTCCATCAACACTAGTTGTAGTAATACCAGTGAAAGAATTATAAACCTGTCCACTGAATCCATTTTCACCAACAATTTGATTTGCAGGTGATCCATCAATCTTAACAGATTCAAAATCAAAGAATTGACCTTTATTAGCAATTCCAGGATAATCTGTTTGATCTTGTGTAGTAGTATAATTTAAAGATCTATCCCTAAAGTACTTAATTACCTTAGTATCAACATCAAATGAAGCAACATATGCTTCTGCTGTTTTACCATCTTGTCTTAATTGTGATATTTTTTCACCAATAGTTAAAGATCCAGTAACAGTAGAACCTGGTGTATCATCAATCTTAATCGCTTCTAAAGCAGAAAACTGTCCTTCAGTAAAAACATTATTACTATCAGCAACAGTTGGATTTTTTAATATACCAACTTGAGCAAATTTAGTATCAGTTGGAAAATCTTTAGTTGAATCATCAAATCTAGCATAGATAAGAACCTTATCAGTTCCTAATTCGGTGTAAATATCAAATCCATGACCTCTAGATGGAGGAATTAATGGAACTAATTTTGCTGAATCTGTTATCCCAGAAGCACCACTTGTTCCTAAATCAACTATTCCATAGGAATAACCTTTACCACCAGCACTAACTACAACATTTGTAATTTTATTGTTACTGGCATCAACTCTAGCCTTAGCACCACTTCCATCACCTAAAATGTCACATTCTCTTCCCTCAAAAGGACCATATCCAGTACCTTCATTTTCAATATAAACATGCTTGATCTGATTACTATTAACATCTGAATCAGCATTTTCTCTAACAGATCTTATACTAGGATCAGTAGATGTTGCCCAATTATTTGGAACGGTAATATATTCTGTAGAATCAAATTTTATAATATCAGCAGGAGAAACTGTAAACAAGTATTTCCATAGATACCCATCACCACTACCACCTGCTTTAGATGGTTCTAAATCAGTAAAATTAGGTTCATCTGCAGAAATGTTTCCATTTGGATTAGATCCAGTAGAACCATTTGATATACAAACATAAACCTTAAATTCTTTGTTTATCACATAGTAATTTGAGGCATATAGATTTGATACATTAGTATTTTTAGATTTATTATCTAAACTAATATCATCTCTATAGAAATCATACTTTGTATTTGGCTCCCAAGTAACTTTTCTAATAACTCTACGAATATTATCAGCAGTAATTCTCTTACCATACAAAATAGTATCACCAGTATGATATGCTTCTGAAAAGTTATCTACAGGAGAAGGTGTTCCACCAGTATTCCAATTCCAATTTCTACCAAAGAGTTTTGAAGTCTCCGTTGGTGTTTTAGGATTAGCAAGTCCGATAAAAACGTAATATGAATTACTTCCGTTAGTGACGTTCTCTACGAAATTACTAGCATTAAGAATTCTAAATTGATCAGTTACAATTGCAGGCATCTTATAAACAGTACTTTTTTTCTTTATTTATAGACATAATTTCATCATTATACAATAGTCCTAATAGCACCTGTATTTCTTAACCCCTTATGAGAGCTAGGATCATAGGTTCTACGTTGAATTGTTGGGAAAGTAGATAACCCAGAATTAGTAGTTTTACCAGAAACTGTTAGTGTTAATGGATTATCAGCATCCCTAACAATTCCATCTAAAGGATTATATAATCTACCCCAAGATATTCTACCCAAACAAGTAGTAATACCAAGATTATTCTGATTATACTGACCTTCTTGAAGTAATCCAGTAATATTAGATGTGCTAGAAACATTACATGTTATAATACCTGTTCTTTGAACAGCTTGAGTTTGATGAACTTTATAAACATTATCTAAGAATGTTGTTCCTACACCAACAACACTAGCATCATCAGCATCTATTGAAATAACACCATCTCCAATTTGTGTGTCGTGGATGAATACTGGATATCCAACAAGAAGATCTGATGCTAATTGATTAGTTTCTACTTGATATTCAAACTTAAGAGCAGCATTTCCATTAGTTCCAGTAGTAGCTTCTATCTTAGTAATAATACCAGTCCAACCTTGAACATTAGTGATCTTAGATATTTTCTCAAAATCTGTTGCTTCTGAAGGAACAATAACTTGTGGTGGATTAGAAACACTATATCCTTTACCAGCATCTGTTATTAAAACAGTACTAGGATCTATACTACCATTAACTACAGTAGCAGTTGCTTTAGCAAATTCTGATACACCAGCAACTTCAAATTCTTCACGATTTATTGTACCAACACCAACACCAATTGGAGCACCAATTAACAAGTTGATAGATCCTGAATCATAACCATTACCACCGTCTACTACAGTTAATGATCCTACAGTTCCATCATTACCAACAGTAGCAGTAACGTTTGCCTGTTCAAAATCATTATTCTCTGGAGAATATATGACAGCATCCACTTGATCAACATTAATAGAATAACGATCACCTGGATCTATATTTGGATTATATAAATCTTCATATTGGAATACATGAGCATCATCAACAAAAATACCAGAATCAATTCCATCCTTACCTATAGTTGTATTAGTAAAATCACCAATAATCTTAGCAGTAGGATAAATTTGTGGTTCTATAGAATCTCTTGCTTTAGATATTACTTCACCATTAATAAACTTATCTCTCTTTTGTTTAATCCAATCAAGAGGTTTAAAGTCATTTTCATTAATACCTGGTCCAGTATAAACATCAGTTTCGATTAAGTCGGATGAAAGGATCTCTTTAACAGTTCTTTCCTCAACTTGATCTTTTGTACCTGCTATACTGCGATGCTTATTAATTTTAACTTCATCACCACGTTTGATAGATTCATCAATATCAACTATCTTAATATCAACTCCATCTTGTCCTTTATAGAAGAATATATCTACCTTATCACCTTTATCTGGTGCTTCAGTAAATGTAAATGATGTTCCACCAAAGAACTGGTATGCTACATCAGGAGTTTGAATTACACCGTTAACAAATATCAATAGAATAGCATTAAGATCTATTTGAGCAGATAATGGATCAGTTTCATCTTTCTCAAAACTCAACAATTGACCATTCAAGAATAATGGATACCTTCTTCTGGTTCCATCTTGCATGAACTTAATATTATCAATAAAATCTATTTCACCGAATTGCCATGCTGAGAAGTAATCATTTGATGTTCTAGCAACATTTAATTGAAATTCATGAACTGGTTCATGAACTAAAGCAGAAGTAACTAATCCAACAACTTTAAACTTATCACCAATAGAGAATGAATGCCCAGGTCTTGATACTTTAAAGTTTTGAATAGAATGTAATTGATTATTACTATTATACCCTCTAGTAATACTATTAGGTTCTGATTCAATAAATGTGTGTGTATAATTTCCACCAGAAATCACAGCACCAGCAGTTGTTGAACCAGAATTAAATGTGTGAGCATCTGTATTACCAGTCTTACCAACTTGTAATGTTATTGTTCCTGCTGCTTGATTTGCAGAAAGAATTTCGATAGGAGCATCATATGCTCTATCACGTTTTTGACTTATAGAATTAGCAACACATCCCATAAAGTCATGATTAGATCTATTAGTAGATTCTACTCCTTGTAGTACATCTATTTTAAATGTTGAACCAGAAGCATCATAAACTCTAATCCACTTACCACTAATAGGATCTGTAGATCTTGGATATGTTTTTGTCCTACTTGTATCATCCACAATACCAACATTAAGTTTAATACTGGTTGGTCCTATATCAGCTATTTGTATTGATGAGTTATATGCTGGATCAGTAGCTCTTGGATAACTATGAGTTGTAGCATGACCATCAGCACTACAAGTAAAGTCCATTGGAGTTACTATTTGAGCATAATCACTGATAGAATACGTATGAGATCCTATTTCTAATGTTAATAATCCAGTAGATGGATCGTATTGAGCATCAGTAATAGTTCTATCTTGATCAAATGGTGAACCAACAGGAGTTACTTTTAAACCATTAGTTAAGGTTCCACCAACGTAAATATGCTGTCCTGTTCCGTAAGTACACTTGAATGATAAAGCATTATCAGCAATTTTAACCCAATCACCATTTCTCATATTATGAGCAGATGTTGTAGTTACTGTTAGGACTCCATTCATTGGATCATAAGAAGTTCCTGCTTGAGCAGTATGAGTATCAATTGTAGTTCTTGGATAAGATTTAGTTCCACCACCATTAAAACCACAAGTAAATGCTATCGATTCATCCGCTAATTTAATACTAGATCCCTTCTTAAGTCCATGATTAGCACCAATTGTAAGAACCATTTTACCTGTAGTTCCATTATAAGAAGCAGCACTAACATCATAATTTACAATAGGTGATCTGCCAATTTGAACATCAAAACCAGTAGAAGATAAGTTAGTAACTTTTAAATCTTCCTTACAAGCTGGATCTACTGATCTTGGATATTTTTTAATATCATTACTTCCCATATCACATCTAAATGATAGAGAATCAGTGGCGATAGTAATCATTTCACCATTCTTAATTCCAGAATCACTCAAATGAGTACTATCGAAAGTAAGACCCAAAATACCAGTAGTTGGATTATAAGAAGCACCTGTTGGTGTTAATGATGTAGTAATACCAGGAGCAGGACTAGTATCTACTTCAACATCAAGTAGCAGATTAGCACCACACTCTGTAGTTGATCCTACACTTAATCTAGAAATACCTTCAATAGACATACTCTGATAAGCAGGATCTGGCGTTATAATTTCTGGGTTTACATAATTTGCTCCACCATTCTTAATATCAAACTCTAAAGATCCACCAGTTCCAGCAGGTGATTTACCCACATTAATTGTAAATGTTGTAGCATTAACAATGGTTTCTACACCAACAGGTAAACCAAATACTGGATCTGATATTCTTGGATAAGCATGAGTTGTAGCATGACGATCCTTA